CAAGTACTTCAACCAAATCGGCACTGCTCTACCAGTTGATGATCGAACAGGAAAACAGACACTGTCGCAGGTAGCTCTCTCAGAATTTGATAGCGACGATGTCACACTAAATCTTTTGCGTAAGAGAACGAAAATCGAAACTGCGCTCGCCCACGTCGAAAAAATACTTGATAATATAAACCCCATATCAAACCGTATGCACAGTGGCTACAACACTTACGGAGCTAACAGCGGAAGATTCACAAGCTCAGGGTCAAAGAGGGTCACCGGTAAGAAGAAGAAAGAAACGTGGGGTATCAACATCCAGCAAGTTCCGAGAGATAAAGAATTTAGAGAATGTTTCGTCCCGTCCGCCGGTTACAAATTTATAATTGCTGATTACTCACAGATTGAGCTAAGACTTGCTGCGGAGCTGGTTAATATTCCGCAGATGATCAAAGCTTTTAACGAAGGCTTGGATTTACACAGTCTCACTGCGAGTCTTATTTACCATGTTGACATCGATAAAGTCGAAAAATCACAACGGCAAATGGGCAAGACGCTCAATTTTGCTTTGCTTTACGGCATGGGGTTCAGGAAATACAAAACTTACAGTGCTCAATCGGGAAACATAATCACACTGAGTGAAGCAAAAACTGCTCACGCTGGCTTCCACAGGGCATATCCACGCCTTCGAGAGTGGCATCGGGAGAGAAGCGCAATGGTTGAGGACGGTTGGACCTACGTGCGAACTCCAACCGGTCGACGTAGATTACTTAGTTACGACGATGCAACCATGAGCGCATGTGCTAACACTTTAATTCAAGGAGCTGGTGCAGATATTTTGAAGATCGCTATAGCAAACCTAGGTAAGCATGTGAATAACAAATTTAGGCCGATAGCCACGGTTCACGATGAACTTATCTTCGAGGCGGTAGAAGAGAAAGCAGAAGAGTATAAGGTGCTACTAGAGACAGAAATGAAAGAGGCCGCCTTATCGGTTCTTACGAAAGTACCGGTGAAATGCGATGCTAATGTGGCGGAATCGTGGGCCGAGAAGTAATGCTGACTGTGTGGCTGCCTGACTCGAAGGGCAAAGAAGTATTCACAGCTAAAACAGATAGTGGTTATGTCGGTTGCGTAGAAACCAACGAGTGTTTTTTGATGACAACTAAGTTTTTTAACAAACCACTAGAAGCAGCGAACGCTGCAAGAAAACTAAAAAAACAAATGAAAGAAAAAGGTTCTTTGACAGCTACAGTACAAGTAAAAACTGTAAAAGATAAGACAAAATTAAAATCACCTGTAAAGTTAACAGGTCGGTTGTACACGCAGTACGACACAGAGGCTATGCCTTTGCTTAGTTTCCAAGAAGTTTGGGTTATTACGCACCCGAAAGGGTATGTAAGCGACTGTCTAAATCAAAAAAAGAAGCAACTTGTAGCTTTTACATCCGACAAGGAAAAGGCTAAACGATTTAGTACCCACGAGGAAGCAAGCAGAATTATGCGTACTCTGAAAGGTGTCGTTGGTCCTGGCTTCAATCTCACACGTTTCTACGTTAAAAGCGAATAAAAAGTGGTTTTCGCGAGTATTTAAAGTAAGGTATAATAGTCACAGGATTACTGTCAGGGCATGTCTTCCTCTTATAAGTCAATTGCAGAAAGTGGATATGATCCTGCTGCTTACGGTCAGGCTGGTGTAGGTTTTCTGGATGTTGTTGAGTTGCGGAAGCGCGGTTTCAACAAGAAAGAAATTGGAGATTATATTAGCGAGCAAAAAGCTAAAGGACTGAGTATTGGAGAACGAGGGCAACGAGCCCTCGATTTCATGGAAAGTGCTCCCACACTGACAGGCTCTGTTCGCGACAGTGGATATGATCCAGCTGCTTACGGAGAAGCAGGCGTGGGTTTTGAAGATATTTACGAACTCTCTAAAAGAGGTTTTGGTAAGCAACAAATTTCGGATTACGTGAAGGGGGCTAAGGCTCAAGGATTGAATATTGGTGAACGAGTCGAAGGCGCATTATCACTGTTCGGACCCGCCTCTAAAAGAGATGACGACCAGACAGTAACAACCCCAGGAGGCTCAGACTCCACCGGGGGGACCTCCACAGATAACAACAACGACAACGACAACAACAACATGCCGCTTGCGGGAAAAGGTTTTGGTTTAGCTCCCACGGAGGTAATTGAGCAAATTCGCGGTCGGGGTTTCGGTCTCGCTTATCTCCCTCAGCAGCAAACAGGTGGAACTATCAAGTACGGGGGTGTTCCGCAGAACCTCATCAACTTCAATCCTATTCTTTCACAGCAAGCCAACCCCAACATCAACGTACAAAGTACTATTGGGGGTGGCGTAACAACAACAACTCCTGGTGGAGGAGGAGGTACTCCTGGTGGAGGTACTCCTGATGGAGGTACTCCTGGTGGAGGTACTCCTGATGGAGGTACTCCTGATGGAGGTACTCCTGATGGAGGTACTCCTGATGGAGGTACTCCTGATGGAGGTACTCCTGATGGAGGTACTCCTGATGGAGGTACTCCTGGTGGAGGTACTCCTGATGGAGGTGGTATAAACAATCTGCCTCTTTCGAATGTCAATTTAAATACACTTCAGACCGGAACCAAGAAATTCGATAGCATCAATGATGCTAAAAACATACTTGCCGCTTTCAACAAGCAAACAGTAAGCCCAGGTCCCAAGCAAACAAAAAATATTACCGACAAGAATATCCAAAAACAAATTAAACAAGCAGGTATTAAAAACTTTAATAGCCAAAACGATGCTAAGAAGTTTATTGACCATTTAGTTAAGCAAGAGCAGGCGAAGCAACAACAAACAGTGAAACAAGAGCAAGCAAGGCAAGCAGCTCAAACACAAACCCCTAAAGCAGCTCAAAAAGCCCGCAACGAGGCAGCAAAAGAAAAACGACAAAACCAAGCAAAAGCCAAAGCCAGAGCACAAGCACGGAAAAAATCGAGCGGAAAAAAAGGTAAAAAAGGTAAAAAGTAGTAAATAAGGTAAAGGATTATGAAAAACTTTTTAGCTGAGCTGAAGTTCTGGATTAATCTTTACCGAATAGTTAAGCGAATGGATGCTGGGGAGAGAAAAAATCTCCTCAGTTTTCCATCAAACGATGTTTACTGAGAACTACCAAGTCTCGTTCACTCGTTCTAACAAAACAATAAAGCTTGCAGTCACAGCGCAAGACGTAGCCCACGCGCAGGCTCAAGCCTTAGACATTACTAGAAGTCTCGAAGCTGATAAGTTCGAGCTTGGTTATGGTGCGTGTGAAAGTAATCATCTAAGTGACCTTTATAGAAAATTAGCCTACAACGACTTCAACCATGAACATTGTTATGAATGGGAGAGTTCTTTAACTAACGGTGTGCCTTCTGTGTACGGGTTAGGAAAACGGTATTATGTGCGACCTTTGATACTAGGTTATTTAGATATTCAAAAAGATCAAATTGTCAAAAACACATGTGGTAACAACAAGTGCATTAATCCATACCATAATCATTACTTGCATTTCAAAAACTCAAAATTGGGTGGCGGCGACCTGCAGATCGCTCTAGCATTCCGGAGCCAAGGCGTTTCTGTTTCGCAGATCGCCAAGGTACTTAAAGTCCACCGCTCAACGATTTACAGAGCCCTAAAAAATGAACGTCTTCTTATTGGGGATAAGGGTCACCGACAAGGCGATCCTTGAAGACGGCAAAGCTAACGTGATTGCTGAAGCTCTGCCGTCTTCGAACAAACGTGTCTCAACTAAAGTCCAACTAATCCAAAAAGCTGACCATTACGTCGGCAAACTTCTCCAGAATCTGGAGGAAAAGCAGGAAGTCCTTGCATTGGGTCCAGTCAAGCCCACGCCTGACGGTGTGTTGGTGATGCAACCCATGCTTGTAATAAGCAAAGAAAATTTCTCCGACCTCCTCGCCGTCAACGCTTTCATGGCTTGCGGTGGTCTTGGACCCAAATCTCAAGAAAACGAAGTTGGAGAGTCAACTGTCACCAACCGTTCTATTGCATGGCAAGTACCCGGTGAAACTGAAACCAATTGGTTCAAACTCACCGCCTGGAACGAACTCTCAACTCAACTTGCGGAACTTCCTAACGGCACTCCGACTATTGCTGTCGGTCGTGTAAGCACAAGCGAAAAGGAAAACAAACAGTATCTCAATTACCAAGCTGACCAAATCCTTTACCTTCCCAAGGGCACGAAGTCCGCGCCCAAAAAAGCTGCCGACCCTG